CCTGCCACGGCTCCAGCTTGATGCGCTCTTTCGTGCGCGCCCACCGACCTTTGGTGTGCGGCAGCAGCTCGATGAAGCTGCAGATGCGCTCGGCCGCCTCGATGTCGAAGCGGAAAGGGAACGCAGGATCGCCCTTTTCGGCCCTGGCCAGGTCGCGTACTTGGCGCTCGCACGCCAGCTTCACCCACTTGCACGCGACGACGCGGCCAGCCAGGACGTCAGCGACGTACTGGTTGGCTACGTCGACGTATGTCATTTACGGAATTGCCCCCATCCGGGAGCCGCGGCGGCCTGCGTCTCCATGCCCGGCAGCTGCGGCTGATTGCTCGACGGCGTGATGCGCGCGCGCTGCGACGGCGACATGCCGAAATGGCCCGAGTAGCGGGCGACCGCGTCGGCCTGCTGGCGGATCATGTTGACCAGCGCCGCCTGCTGGCGGAAGCCCTTAGGCGTGACGTCATAGCAGCACCACTCGACGGCCTCTTCGTAGGTCATCCCCGCGTTGGCGACGCGCTCCGCAATCTTCGCGTTCAGAGCCATCTCGAGCTCGACCATGCGACCCCACGCCTGGCAGTACAGCGCCAGCATGGCGCGGTCCATTTTGGCGATCAGCCCCTCCTCGACCAGCAGCGGCGTAATGCGCTTCCATTCCTTGAGCGCCTCCTTGCTGAGGTGCTTCGGCGGGCCGGGCACTTCGACCAGCGGATTCACGCCGTCGGCGAGGTTGATCGGGCGTTTTCCCGGGTTTCCCCGGACCAATCTCAGGGCAGTCGGCGTCGGTTGCGGTCCACGTTTTCCCATCTCTCCTCAGGGAGGCATAGCACCCCCCCCTCCAAAACCTGCGCACACAAAAAAAACACGAACCGGTCGGTCAGGCGGCCAAAGGCCCCAGAGATCGAACACCCCCCTCCATATGTGCGCGCTGGCGCACGTCAGGCCGGCATCACGGCTGCCGCTCGCGGGCCGTCTTCGCCTTGTGGCAGGCCGCGCAGATCGCCTGCAGGTTGGCCGGATCATCCGTACCGCCGTTCGCCTTCGACACGATGTGGTCGACGTCCTTTGCCTCCGTCACGCGCGCCAGCTTTATGCACGGCCGGCACAACCCACCATCACGCTGCAGCACGGACGCGCGCAGCTTCTGCCACTGCCAGCCATAGCCGCGCTGGGTCGTGCTGCCCTTACGGTCCTGCCGCCTGGACCACTGCGACGCGAGGTGCACATGCGTCTCGCAGTAGCCCGGCTCGGCGATGCGCCGGCCACAACCAGGTGCTCGGCAGATCGATGCAGCACGCGCCGGCATCAACGCACCATCAACCAGATCCCGCCTACCACCAGCAGCGCCACCGACATCACGGCGACGGCTGCCACCACACCACTGCACGCACCGCGACTGACAGGCTGCGGCAACAGGATCGTGGACGGCACGTCCTGTTGCCGCACTAGGCGATACTCGGCAAGTGCCGGGACCGGATCGAACCCGGTCGCATCATCCCGCTCCGGGAAGTACTCGCACTTGACCGTCACCGCCTCATCGACCGCGCATCGCAACTCAAACGATCGCGTGCTGCGCGGCAGCCCCAACGCCTTGACAAGCTGCTGCACGAATGGGTCGTACGACCCCATGAGTCGAGCCATTTCGAACCCCAAAAAGTAAGGCCGGCGCGAACAGGGAGAACGCGCCGGCCTATCGGGAATGACTCGCCACCGCGAGCCCTGGAGAAAAAGGGCTATCCGGTTTTCCGTGTGGAAGTCTTGCGATGAGCAATAATCTTCTGCGTGTTGAAGCGCGACTCGCAAACCTCGCAGACCAGCGCGCGTTTCGAGCGCTGTCCGCGAGTCACCGGCGGCAACGTCACGAGGTGCATGTCCTCGGCGCGGCACGGCAGCCCGCAGTTCGCGCATGGATTCCCGTCGTCCTTCAGCAGGAACTCGAAGAAGAGCGGTTGCTTGACCGGGTCGCCGTAGTTGGCAAGGATGCGGGCGCGCAACACCTCGAAGCTGTACCCGCGCCCAGCCTTGACGATGTGCTTGGTCAGGTTGTTCAGCGATTCGGTGAAGGCGTTCGTGTACTTGTGGTCGAAGACGGCCAGAATCTCGCTGCGCCAGTTCCGCATAGCAGTCAGCAACGGCTTGAACTCCGGCTTGACGGACGACTCGACCGAGGCCGCAAAGCCGTCGAAAGCCCGGATTGCTTGGTCCTTCGGCAGGTCGAACAGGCTGTAGAACGCCTCCTTGGCGCGATAGGCCGCCGCAATCTCCGGCTCGTTGTCCAGCCACATTTCCAGATTGAAGCGCTGCTTCTCGGTCAGGTTGTGCGGGCGCTTGTTGAGCATGACCTTGGAGCGGACCCAGTGCCGCCGCACTTCCGGCTGCTTGACCTTGGCCAGCCGAATGCGCACGCGGTCCATCGCCTCGCCGGCCATCCGCATGATGTGGAACTTGTCCACGACCACGACGGCGTTGGGCAACAACTCGGCCGCAAGTCGTTGGTACGGGCGCCACATATCGATTGTCACGACCTTGACGACGTTGCGGTCCTTGAACTGCCACAACCAGGCAGCCAAGGTGTCCTTGTCTCGGGCTGGAAGCATGTCCAGCAGACGACGGCCTTCCACGTCCGTCAGAACAAGCCGCAGCTCGCCTGCAATCTTCGTCTCGTCGATGCCAAGCACTCTTGGCAGCCGCGGCTTGTGCTGGGACTCCAGTTCGCCCATGCGCTCGGTGGCCACGGCTCGCACAGTCTTCTCGTCGATGCCAACCTCTCTGGCCACATGGACGAAGGTGTGCTTCAGCGCCTGCCGGGCAATGAACTCCGCGCAGCGCACCGTCATGCGGCGCTCGTCCAGAACACCGCCCAGAGGTTGCAGGAATGTCTCGCCGCAGTCCCTGCACCTGTAGCGGCGGACCGTCGCCTCCAGCTTGGCTGCAAAGCCGCGCAGAGGCGCATCCGCGTACGTCGTCTTCTTGGTGCCGTGCCGGTAAAGCTTGAGGCCTCCGCACTTGGTGCAGGCGATTGGCTCGTGCACGTATTCCGCCGAGAAGGTCTCTACGAGCCCCTCGGTCCTTTTGTCGGTCAGCGACCAGCCTTCCATATCGAGAATGTCTTTCATCCCCGGATTTTAATGTGGAAACCGCATTCCCAATCCGGGAGACGACTAGGGCTTCATGAAGACCATGAAATGCGTCTGGCCAGCGCGACGCCCCGACGTGTTGCCGAACAGCGGCTGATGCGGCGTCAGCGTAAGCACCTCGCGAATCGGAACCTGCACCTCGTTCCACTTGAAGACAAGCACGCCCTGAGAAGCCAGCACGCGGAAGCACTCCGCGAAGCCCTTCTTCAAGTCCTCGTGCCAGTCGTCGGACAGCTTGCCGTACTTGGCAGCCATCCAGCTCTTCGGGCCAGCACGCTTCAGGTGCGGCGGGTCGAAAGCGACGAGTCGAAAGTGCTCGTCCGGAAAGGGCAGCGCTCTGAAGTCCATCACTTGGTCGGGCTCGATGCGCAACGTTCGTCCGTCGCAAAGAACATGCTCTTCCTGACGACGGTCCCCGTACACAGCATTCGGATGTTTTTTGTCGAACCACCACATGCGACTGCCGCAGCAGGGGTCGAGTATGAGCTGAAGTTGCTCCAAGGCGCGGGCTCCTTTCCACACGAAATTCCGTTCCACCATTATACTTCATCATTATGGTTTCCACACGTTATTCCGATTACCCAGAAAAAGAAAAGGGCCGAGACACACGCCTCGGCCCGAATCCGTGCTTGCGACCGACTCACTCACAGGGCAAGGAGACACTGCTCAGCGACGCGCGCCGCAATCAACCCGGCCAGCGCGTTACGCCCATCGACCCCATCACCATCATCGCCACAACCAAACCGCCCAGCACCCATGCGTAGAACATATCCGGCCTCCGGAATGCAAAAAGCCCGACACGGAGATCCGGGTCGGGCTTCAGTTTCACCGTACGCACTGAGCGCACAGCGTAGCGGAAATTTACTGGTGTCCGGTCAGGATTTCAATAGGACATCCCAAGGTGGTGTCTTAACCTTCTGATTCTTCAAACAATATTCGACCCCGACCAAAAGGGAATCGTGCAGGCGCCGGACATGCCGCTCACTGGCCCGCTGGCGGCGCGCCATCATGGGCTGCGTGAGCTCGTGCACATACCAGTCGCCAGCCAGTTTTTGCAGGTCGCCCGGCAGCTTGCGCACGGCCTCGTGCGTGCGTTCGCAGTCCTCGTCGGTCACGGGTACATACGCCTGCACCGGCAGCGCGCGGATCTCCTCGATGGTGAGACTACTCGCCCCATAGCCGCGCGGACCATCGCGCCGCGCCCAGGCACCCCATGACCGCAGCCGCTCGACCACCCACCGCAACTGATCGCGCCTCATGCCGCTGATGCTGGCCCCAACAGTCATCACACCCCCTTCGCGGACGCGCCGCACAAGTAGCCGTTTTCCCGGAACTGCTGCAGCAGCCGACCCCGTTTCGCGATGGGACCAGGCTTGCCGGCGAGCGAAGCGGCGAACGCTTCGTCGGCGCGCTTCTGCGCCTCCGCCGTGCGCTTTGCCTGCTCGCGCGCATGTGCGATTTTCTCGGCGTGGTCGGTCTTCCACGCCTCACCCTGTTCTTTCGCTTTCCGCAACAATGCATGAAGGTAGGCCCACTCATCCGATACGCCTCCGGCCTTGATACAGCCCCGCCATTCGTCCAAAACGCGCTGCCCGAGAGCTTCGCCTAGCGGAGTGATCGCGTTGGCCAGACAGCGCCTGTCCTCGTCCCTCAGGTTCGCTGGCCACGCCAGCTCATCGCGCCATTCGACGGCGGACCTCGACCCCTCTTCTGCAAGCCAGCTTTTCTCACCGCCTGTCAACTGCTCGTGGCGTTGCTCTGAGGGCCGTGGCCCTGGTGCTTGATTGTGTTGGGGGTCCGATTCACCCCCCGCGCCATCGGCGTGGGGGGCTAGATGAACAGATTCGCCGGAGCCGATGAGCTCTGCTGCGCGGGGAGGGTTGGGAGGGGTATTGTTTATACCGGACTTCGGATGTGTGTCGGCTTTGGCCTTTTCCACAGCCCGCTGCTTACGCCGGGATTCCCTGATTTCACGCGGTTTCCCGGGCGTTTTCTGGACTGTCGACTTGCTGTCGGCTTTTTTCCGGACAGAAGAATCCGTGTCAGCGAGCGGGCAGAGGAAGGCAATGCGAAAGCGGTCGCCGATCTCGCGCACGAGACCGTGCTTGACCAGCTGCTTGACCAGGCGCCGAATCATGGATTCCGAATGCGTGGAGGCCTTCACGCCGGGCCGGCCCTCCACGTAGATCCACTCCTTCAGCGCCTGCCAGGAGATACCGACGCCGACCTTTCCCACCGTGCCGGACGCGAAGTCCATGCGCGGACGGATGGCGGCCACGTAGAGCCGGAATGCCGCGTGGCCGAGCCCCGCCAGCGCGTCGAGCTCGACCTCGTTTAGCTTGATCGTTGCCATGGATTGCCCTACCTGGTGACTGGCGTCGTGTCGAGCCGGTCGAAGTTGGAGAGGTCTTCCCACACGTCGCCGAGATTGGCGGCGCCGTCATAGGTGCCAATCCAGTGCTGCAGGGCCTCGTTGACCCGCATCTGGGCCGTGTAGTCGTGGTGATGGATGCTGACCAGCCGCAGCACCCGCGACTTGCCACGCCGGACCACAAACACCGCGAAGGGCGCACCGCCGCCCAGCACGCGCGATTTCACACGCGGCCAGGCAATCTCCAGCTCGCGGCGGGTGAGCGGCTTGCGCGGGCGCAGGACCAGCGCGCGCTTGACGGGCCGCGGCGCAGCCATCGGCGCCAGATCAGTCCGCGTCATGAGCACTCCCCTGCGGACGTTCGGCCGCCGCATCGATGGAGCGACAGAGCCGCATGAGCACCTGCGCGAGCTGCTCCGCCTCGAGCTGGATCTTCTCGCGCTCTTTCGCCGTGATGCGCCGATCCGCCGTCGCCGCAGTCACCTCCTGGATCACGTCGCCGAACTCGCGCGCCAGGTCGCCCACCTGCGCCATGATGTCCTTCGCCGTGACCTCGCCCGCATCCGTTCCCACATCGATCGCCAGCATGCCGTGCTGCCAGCACAGGGCGCGCAACGGCATCTTGGCGCCGGCATCGCCGCCCGCCTCCAGCAACTCGATGATCAGCGAGTACTCCTCGACCGACAGCAGATGCGTCTTGACCTCAGGCCGCAGCTTGCTGCGCAGCACGGCCGGCGACACCTGCTTATCCATCCGCTGGCCCAGCGCGATCGCCAGGCGCGGAATGCCGTACTTCATCGCCCGGCTGTACAGCGCCTCGAGCGGGTCGATGTCGGAGTATTCGTACGTCATGTGCAATTTCCAGATTTTTGAACGTGTTAACGACGCGGCACTTTGATTAATCTCTCGCCTAACGCGGCAACGACCGCGACTCAGGGAGAAAAATCGATGTATCAGCCAAAGCCGAAATTCCTACGGACCCTCACGCCGGCGCAGCGCAAAGCGCTGGACCGCCAGCGCCGCCACGCAGGGCAGCGCGTGGCAACGCCAGGGCACTCCCCCACCCCTGCCAAGCAGCCGGCCACTCCAGCTCGGGCCAGATCTCTCGCCAGTCCTTCGGCCTGAGATCCACGCGCGAAACGCGCCCCTCGGTGTAGCGCTCGATCTGAACGCAACGCGCCGGAGGCGGCTCAACCCCGCGCGCCCACTGATGAATCAATGACTGGGACACGTCGATCGCCGCCGCGAACTCCTGCTGCGTCTGGCCCGCCTGTTTGAGGTAGGTATGAAGCTCCATGGAGCGCGATATTAGAAGTTCTAATCCATATGGTCAAGAGCACTTCTAATTGGGATGTCCTAGTCTTTAGTAGAGACTCTAATAAAATCTCGCTATGGCTACCGTACCGAAACGCTCCCTTACCGCCGAAGAAAAGGCCGATGCGGACCGCTTGAATGCGGCCTGGCAGGCATACAAGCTCAAGTGCAAGGAAAAGGGGGAAAGTCCCACCCAGGAATGGCTGGGCTCCGTCACGAATCTTGGCGGCCAAAGCGCCGTGGGCCAGTATTTACGCGGCCTCATCCCCCTTAACCTCAAGGCACTCGTCGCCATATGCAGCGCGATCGGCGCTCGCCCCGAGGAGATCAGTCCTCACCTCGCGGGCCCTTTGGCGGAGATTAGCAGGAATCATAATACTAGGGAAAACCCTGACAACGACAGTAGAAGTGCTAATTCTGCAGAGGCTTACAATTCCCCAACGGCCGGGGACAATTTCGAGGCGGGGCCAGACCTTCGCCCGCGACGTTACCCGGAAATATCGTGGGTACAAGCGGGGTTATGGACGGTGATTGGCGAGAATTTTGTGCCGGACGAGTCAGTAGGATGGCACTACTGCCCGTTCGATTTGGGGGAGCAGGGCTACGTGCTTCGGGTCAAAGGCGTGTCGATGACAGCGCCGGCAGAGGCGCGGCACTCATTCCCGGAAAATACGCTGCTGTTCGTGAATCCGGATCTGGAGTCCGTGCCCGGCAAGTTTGTGGTGGTGGCACGCAACGGCAATGAGGCGACGTTCAAGCGGCTCACCCTGGTCGACGGCGAGCTGTTCCTCGAGGCACTGAATCCCGCCTGGCCAAACCGCTATATCCGCGTCGAGCCTGACCACCACTTCTGCGGCGTGGTCGTGTTCTCCGGCATGGCGCTGTAAATCAAAAAAGGCCGCATTTCAGCTGCCTTTCTTCTGCGCGGCGCCCACCGCCGCACTCTCCACCAGATCGAAGACGGCCACCAGGACCGCCTCGGCCTGCGCCGTCAGCAGGCCCGCTCGATCCATCTCCCCGATTCGATACACCAGGCGAACAGCCGCCTTGCTCATGGGTGGCAGCCCCACGTCGCCCGACATCAGATCGGCGAGCGACACACCAAAGACCCGCGCTACAGCCGGCCCGCGCTCGGCCGGCACCTCGCCACGACTCTTCCAGTTTGAGACAACGTTGCTCGAGATATTCAACTGCTGCGCGAGCCATGCCTGGCGCCGCCCTGCTCGAGCTAATAGCACCGCCACGCGATCCCACGGAATGAGCACTTTGTCGTCCATAGGGCGCGACGGTAACGAGAAATAGTTGAGCGGAGTACCACGGTATGTGTTGCTACATGTACACACCTTGTTACATGCATGCCCACCCCATCACGCTAAATGTGCCGTATTGTATCCTTTTAGGAGTGTTACTAATACGCAACGGTGTTTTCCCGTACTGAATAATTTTCAGATCAGATTTCAGCACCGCGTCCGTGCATAAATGCGGTTTTATTAGAAGTGCTCTTGCACCGTAGAATCAGAACTTCTAATATTCGGTCTACCCTCTTTCTGGAGACCGACATGATCAAGAAGTACTGCAAAGGCCTGCCGCTCTACGTCGCCGCTGTGGCCGCCACCCTCCTCGCGCACGGCCTCGCTCAGTACTGGGACAACCAGGCCGAAGCGCAGCAGCCGACCACCCTGGCTCGCCACATCTGATTCGCATGCGGCCGCTGCCCTTTTCTCGCGAAGCCCTGATGGCGGAGTTCATCCGCATCGGCGGTAGCGGCCGCCCAGAAGATGCCATTCGCATCCCTCAAATGCGCCTGAAGCTCATTGCGTCGATCAAGGCCCGGCTCAATGCCCAGCGGACCCAGCGCCGCCGCCCCGCCGCACGCCCCGTCATCGACATCAAGCGCCTGCAAGCCAACGACCTCGACTGAGGAAAAAACCATGCTGATCGGACTCACCGGCCGCCCTGGTATCGGCCACAACGTTGTCGCCGACTATCTCGCACGCGCCCACGCATTTACCCCCACCGAACGCATCACCGACGAGCTGGTCGACCAGCTCAGCGGCCACCACGTCGTCGTGACCGAGATCCGCGACCACGTGGACGCGGACATTCTGACTGCGCGCGGCGGCATCCTGGTGCATCTGTGCGATCCGTGCCTGCCGGACTTCGGCCCGGATAACGGCATCGTGCTGCGAGACATCGATCACCAGGTGACTGTGACCGTTGATTACTTCCACGCCTTCGACATGCTCGACCGGGTCATTGGCGACGCTCAGTTTTGCGAGGTCCTGGCATGAGAAAGCGCAGCCGCTACCAGGTGCGAGCCAAATGCCTCCCGATGATGGGCTTTAACAAACGCCACGTTGAGCTGACGTATTACGCCGACCTGGTCGGCTTCATCAGCGCACCCACCGATACCGCCTACAACCGGCTGATGCGCACGCTGGAACTCGTCGCGGTGGCCATGGAGACGCAAAACATCCCGGATTACCGCGTGCAACTGCGCTCGGCCAAGCTCGCCATGTCGGCCGTTTTCGATCGCAGCCTGCACACCGGCAAGGTCACGGTGCTGGACCTCGAAGCAATGACCCTGCGTGCAGCCGCCCCCGCCATCGAGCAAGCCATCAGCCGCATGCGCCTCGATACGTTCACAGAAGCCCACGCCATCACCAAGCTCGCCATGCAAGTGCAAGGCGCACCCGTCGAAGCCTGACCCACAGGAAATCCCATGACAAAGCATCGCCGCACCGGACGCGCCCCCTCCATTGACAGCATCGGCGCCCGCATCACCGACGAGCAAGGATTGCGACTCGCCGCCACCTCGCGCGACAGCAAATTCTTCCGCAAATCACCCCGTATCCACGTCGACGATATCGCTGTGGACCAGATGGCCACCGCAATGAAAGCCAAGCTGGCCGAGAAGCGCGGCGAAGGCGGCGGCGGATGGGACAACCCACTGGAATGCTCAATCGAGCGCCTGGCACAGCTGATGGCCGAAGCAATGTGCAAAGGCAAGCTGGTCAACGTGGCCAACTATGCCGCGATGCTGCGCGCTCGCGGCGCTGACGAGCAGCTCACGGCTGAGATCGCGATGCGCGCGTTCCTGCATGGCAGCCGTGAAGCAATGGAAGTCGTGGTGGCCATGCTCGACCGCGGCGAGTGGGCAGAGCATGTCGCCGCCACCACGGGGCGCAGCAATCCGCTGGCTCAGCGCCTGGAGGATGCCATCACCGACCTGCACAACGAGGCCTCCACCAACCGCGACATGCTGGACGACGCGCGCACAGAGCTCAATATGCTGCGCCAAGCGCTGGGTGTCGACGAGGAGCCTCACCAATCATTGCGGGAGCGGATGCTGGAAGCCGCGCAAACGACGCGCAATGCAGTCGTCTATCCCCCTGACGGAACGATCTCACCGTTCACAGTCATCAACCTCGGCCTCGGCCAGGTGCAGATGGGCGACTGCACCCATGACCAGCGCCTTCCAGCGTTGTGGTTCGGCAAAGATGGTAAGGGTATGGGCCATTTTGAAGTCCTGAACCGAGAGGCCAAGGAAGGCGAGACCATCGCTGTCGTCACGCTCTCAAACGTCGATGGGCTCGATGTGCTGCTTGATGTCGTGCAGCGCATCCGGCGTGAATCGTTTCCTGATGCCGCCCCCTCACCCTACGCCGCACCAGCCTCTACCGGCGCGCCGGAAGCGAGCATCGACGTCGCCTTGCGCACCAGCAAGGAGGGCGAGTAATGGACACCCCGAACACACGCAAAACAGGTAAAACGCAAATACCCGCGATACAGGTAGAGAACGAGGTAGCACAACGATTCATCGACTCATCCCGCCCCGCCCTCGCCCGCACCGCGGCCATCCTGTGCGGCAACCCTGAGTTTCAACGCTTCCTGTCCCTCCGATACGCGGCCGCCTGGAGACGACAAAGCCCCCTACCCGCTCACGACCGAGCCGCCAATGTCATCCGCGAAACTTGCGGCATTCAATCACGAAAGGAACTGGATTCCGATACGAAGGCAAAGCAGCGCTACCATCAATTGATCGGCCTACCGTTCAGCACTTGGCGGAATCACCGAGAAAACGCCACACCGTAGCGCGACGGCAACGCCACAACGCAAAAGTGTCCCCAGGTGGGACACTTTTTTATTTGCGCCTTGCCATTCAGGTTTTCCGCGTATATCGTTCACGCGTGTCAACTACAACGCACACGGAAACCATGAACGCAGAAACGAAGAAGGCTAAGGTCATTGCGATCGTCAACCACAAGGGCGGCTGCGGCAAGACCACCTCCACGGTCAACCTGGCCAGCGAATTCGCGCGGCAAGGCAACAGCGTGCTCGTCGTGGATCTTGACCCGCAGGCCAACGCCACGCTGCACATCGGTAATACCCACCCCTCCAAAGTGCCCGTGTCATCGGCCGAGCTGCTCACCGGCGACGACTCGATGCTGCCGCTGGCCGTCCAGGAGGAAACTACCATCGAGGGCGTGAGCCTGATCTCCGGCAGCCTCGCCCTGGGCAAGGCCGAAGACGAACTCAAGGACCTCTCCCCTCGCCCGAACGAAGAGCTGCGCAGCAAGCTGCAGCCCGCGATCGAGGTGTTTGATGTGATCCTGATCGACTGCCCACCGAGCCTCAAGCTGCTGGCCAGCAATGCGCTGGCCGCCGCTACACACGTAATCGTCCCAATCGAGGCCGGCGACCAGTACGGCCTGTATGGCGCCGAGGACCTGCTTAAGAAGGTCACGCAGATCCGTCGCATCAATCCGGAGCTCGAAATGCTCGGCGCCCTGCTGATCAAATATGACGATCGCCAGACGATCTGCAAGCTGCTCGCCGGCCAGGCCGAGAAGACGTTTGGCAAGCTGCTGCCAGAGAAGATCTCGCAAGGCACCGCTGTGCAGAAGGCCGCCGTCCTGAAGACCAGCACGCACGGCGTAGACCGCAGCTCGAAGCCGGCCCGACAGTTCCGCCAGTTGGCCGCCGCGCTGGCCAAGCAGCTACAGCTCAAGGTCAGCGATGACGTGCTGGCCGAGGAGGCCGCAGCGTGAGCAAGAACCTCAAGGCACTGCTCGCGCAGCAGGCGGAGATCAACCGGAAGACGCACCACGAGGCGGAGTTTGCCGACGACTTCGACATCGGCCGCAAGCACACCAAGATTCCGCTCGACCGCATCACCCCGAATCGCTTCCAGCCGCGCCTGGCGTTCTCCGACGAGAGCCTGCGCGACCTAGCTGAATCCATCGCACAAATCGGCCTCACGCAGCCCATTACGGTGCGCCAGGTCGATGATGGCTACGAGTTGATCGCCGGCGAGCGCCGCCTGCGCGCCCATCGCCTGCTGAACAAGCCAACCATCGAGGCCATCGTGGTCGACGCTGATGACGGTCAGTCAGCCGCCATGGCGCTGTCAGAAAACATCGACCGCGAGGGCCTCACGGACTTCGAGATTGCCGAAGGCATACGCCAGCTCGAAGAGCAGTTCCCCAAGCGCAGCCATCTGGCGAAGGCCCTGAACCTGGTACGGTCTGAACTGTATCGCTATCTTGCGTTCCGTGAGTTACCCGGCGACGTCATTGAGCGCCTGCGCATGCGGCCAGACCTGATCGGGAGGAGGGCGGCCAGCGACATCGTCCAGGCGATCAAGGATGCACCAGCACTCGCTGACCGACTGAACGAAGCCCTGGACCAGGTCGCCGATAACAAGCTGGAGCAGGGCAGGGTGGTCGCCTTCCTGCGGCAGTCGGACACCAAGGTAGCGAACAAGCCGGAGCCGATCGTGCTGAAGCAGGGCAGGGCGCGCATTGGCACGATCGCACGCACCCCAACCGAACTGGTGATCAAGGTCTCGCACCAGGCGCTGCCGCAGGAGAAGGCCGAGAAGCTGCAAGCCTTCCTGGAGGAACTACTGGAAGAGGGCGCCTGAAAAGTGTCCCACCTGGGGACACTTTGCCGCGCATATGTGGGGGCGCCTACCTGTGGACAAAGCCTGTGGACAGCCGCATTTTTCCCCGCATATGTGGGGGCGGTCAATCGCATATGTGGGGGCAGGGCTGCCGCATATGTGGGGGCGCTTTTTCGCATACGTGGGGGCATGGCCTCGCATATGTGGGGGCGAAAATACCACATAAGCCATTGATCCAGCAGGAAAAAGCATGCTCTCTAGGTTTTGCTTTTAGCAGTAGGTTTTCTTATAGCTTTGCTAGTAGGGCGCATCGCTGCAGTGGACAACCTGTCGGTTGCCCACCTTTCGCGAAGCGCGCGACGAGCTGATGACAGACTGAACATCAAAACAGAGCGCCCCCACTTATGCGACGTGGGGTGCCGGACAGTGCTATGTTGCCAACCGAGACGATGAGGAGCAGGGGAGTGCAAGCAATGGATGACAAGGCTTCCGAAACCTTCGAGCTGACGCCCCCGCCCATGGAAGTTCCTGCCAAGCCCAAACGCAGGTATGCGCCACGCAATGCGGTTAGTCCCGAGATCGACGATCGCCTGGTCAAGGAGGCCCGCGCTATCGAGGCGGAGGACGCGTTCCGGGCCGGCCTGACGGGTTACATGGGCCGCACGCTGGTGCAGGCCACTCTGCCGTATCGGGAGCCACCCCGGACGCTGGAGGTATGGGAGCGAGTCGTCGGACAGACGAGCCTGATCATCAAGCAAGGCCACACGAAGAACAGGGCAGGGCAGTGGCAGCGCATCGGGTATCCGTACGGTTCCTATCCGCGGCTGATGCTCGCATGGATTGGGGCAGAAGTGGTACGCACGCGTGAGCGGACGATTGTGCTCGGCGATAGCCTGGCGTCATTCATGGCCGAGCTCGGCATCGGCGAACACCGCAGCGGCGGCAAGAACGGCGCCCGCACACGCCTGCGCGACCAAATGATGCGCCTCTTCCTGGCCGACATCTCCGCCCAGCTCGGCGGCGCCTCGACGGAAGAGAATCTGCATATGAAGAACCTCGACGTCGCCGAGAACGCCAACCTCTTTTGGTCCCCCACCAATCCGGACCAAGCTGGCCTCTGGCAATCCACTATCCTGCTGGGCGAAACGTTTTTCGAGGAGACCAAGGCCAACCCGGTACCGGTCGACCTGCGCGCGCTGCGGGCGCTGCGCTCCTCACCGATGGCGCTCGACCTGTACTGCTGGATGACCTATCGGTACTTCTCGCTCAAAGACACCACGACCGTCCCGTGGAGCGCCCTGCACGAGCAATTCGGCAGCGAGACCAAGACGCTCAAGAAATTCCGCGAGAACTTCCTGCCGGCGCTGAAGAAGGTGATGACGGTGTATCCCGCAGCCAAAGCCACACCGCAGGCGGCAGGGCTGTTCATGGAACCGTCGAAGACCAGCGTGCCCAAGCGCATCAAGGACTGGCAGAAATAAAAAAGTGTCCCACCTGGGGACACTTTCATTGAGAGGAGGACTGATGGCGAATCCAATCGAAACAACCGACGGGCCGCTCGGCCGCGCCTGGGCCGACTACCGGGATCTGCTGCAAGCATGCGGCGCCCCGGAGGACCAGGTCCAGCAGATGCGCAATGCCTTCCTGACCGGCGCCACGCTGGTGTTCCGCATGCTCATGCACGCCGAAGCGGTCGAGGACGTGAAGGGCGGACCGGCCATGGCGGAACGCATTCGCACCACGCTCCGCGCGGAGGTGGATCGCTTCGATCTAGAGACGCGAATGCAGTGGGATTGAGGGACACCGTCACCCCTCCCGCTGGTTCTTATAACAATCCTTATGTCAAAAATGAGAATTTGCGCAATCGCGGCCGCGCTTGGGTTGGGGACCGTAATCCTGCCAGCCCACGCCCTTAGCATTGATTCGTACCTTGCGTTTCGCGACGCCCGCGACCGCTCTGTGGCGACGGGCGTCAATGCCTACCTGGAAACGGTCGTCGATACCTTGCGCCTTGCGAACATTGCACTGGAGGAGGACGGGCGACAGAAGCTGTATTGCGCGCCCGCCAACATCGAGACGACAACCGACCGCACCGGCATGGCCAAGATGGTCCTCGACCGCGCCATAGGCTCCAAGCTTGTCAAGCCAAACGACAACGTCGGCGTTGCTCTGCTGACCACCCTGCAGCTGGTGTATCCCTGCCAGCGCTAGCGTTTCTTCGTACCAGCGGGCTTTTCCGCCGGCGCCGCGGCTTCCTCGCCGGCCGGCGCGACCGGCACCGCCCGCAGGGCCCGCACGGCGTCCAGCTCGCTGCGCACGGCGTCCAGCTCGGACTGCGTGTGGCGCAGCTGGTATTCCGCCGTCGACAGCTTGGCATTGACCTCGTAGGTCGCGCCCTGCTGCTTGTGGAAGCTGTCGGACAGGTCCTGACCATATTTGCGCTGGACGGTCAGGTCCTTTTCCACCTTGGCCAACTCGGCCTCGACGTGCACGCGCGCGGCCACTTCTGCCTCGCGCTTCGCCTCGGCCACCGCCGCGGCCTGCTCGGCCACCACGCGCCCGGCACGCTCCCGGTCTAACTCAACCCGCACCGCGGCCAGATCCGCCTCCAGGCGCGGCATCGCCTCCAGACGCAGCAGCGCCTTGGCCAATTCCGTGCGCGCGCCCTCGGCGGCATGACGCTCCTGCTCGACCTCATCCCGCAGCTTGGCCTGAATCTCCTCGAGCTGCTCCACGCGACCGACGAGCGCATCGCGCTCCGACTTCACTGCATCGCGCTCGACCTCGAGGTCAGCGATCACCGCGGTCTGGCGCTCGCTTTCCGTGACCAGGTCCGCGTTGGTCTGCTGCAGCTCGGCCAGTTCCGCAGTCTGCCCGGCCTTGTCCGTCGCCGCCGCCTTCTCGATGTCGTCGACCAGGCTGCGCAGGGACCCCAGCAAGGTGAGCGGCGTCTCGGCCGGCGGCTTGACCTGTCCGCCCTTCCAGATATCGAGCAGGCGCATCACCGTGGCGTTGCTGCCGGTGCCCAGGCGCTCGCGCACCGCGCGCACCGTGGGCTTGACGCCATCGGCGCGCAGCGCGTCGGCGGCGGCGTTGACCTGCTCCTGCGTGATGGTGGCTTCCCGTGCCATAACATTTCTCCCGTTCGTTTCGTTCTGTTTCGTTACGAATGTTATGTTATGAATTCGGGAAGCGCAAGGACTACCCACCGGCGGCCGGCGGATCGACTACGGCGTCGAGCCGGTCGCGGACGGCGTTGTAGAGGTCGATGCAGGTGTTGGCGTCGCGGATGCCCCGGTCGCCGTCGCGGGCGAGGGCGTCGAGAGCTGCTGCAGCCTCTGGAGCAAGTTCGGCTCGCGCTTCACCAGGTCCGCCGGCAGCGGCGGGATCTGCGGGGGCGCCACCGTCACTGGCCGGACAGGCACGGACGGCGAGGGACAGCCGGCGAGTGCCAGCACGATAGGCAGCCAGAGCCGCCGCAGCCGATGCTTGTTCATCCTCTCGTTCCTTTCTGGCTTTCGCCATGATGTGGTCGACGTCGCTGCGCATGGCAGCCTCAGCCTCCCGATACTGCTTGGCCTGGCTGGCCTCGCGCAGCGCCGCAGCGGCCAGCTCCTCGGCCTGTGCCCCGCGCAGGCTGGCCAGCTCGCGCTCGTAGCGATTGGCCTGCCAGTGCCAAGCACCGGGCCCGGCAATCGCACCACCCAGCACCACCCCGATCCCGAACAGCAGGGCATAGCCCTCCCAGCCCGAGAACGCCTCCAGCACCGCCTTAAGTAGTCTTGCCACGGCCACCCCCTTGTTTGTTCATCCACCGCTTGAGCCACAGCTCCAGGTACTGGCTGCCGACAATGCCCAGCGCGCAGCCGATGCCGTAGAGCGCCATCGGCGGCAGGTCCGGGAACTGCGCCAGGCCCACCCCCGCCACCATCGAGGTGGCCGCCCCCAGTAGCGCGCGACCGAGGATCAGCCGCAACGTGATGGGGTCATTGCTGACCAGCAGCTTGCCGATACCGATGACGGCGCCCATGACCAGCAGCACATACAGCGATTGCTCTTCTTTTTGCATGCGACCCGTTCCTTGTGGTGGTTATGCGTGGAGGAATTGCTGGGCGATGCCCCAGCGCCGACGCCGGTCGACCAGGCCATTGAGGCCGCCATTGATGCGCCGCGTGAGCTGCTCGAAGTCGCCCCGGTCCGCGAGCTGGTTGCAGCCGTTGGCGTACCAGAACCACGCCGCGGAGCGCGCCGCCAGCGCGTCATCGGTGGCCAGCCGATCCGGCTGCGCGACCAGGTCGACGCCGAGCGCGTGCCCGCAGGCCTCGTAATTGGCGCAGAACGTGATTTGCTTGAGCCCCCGACCGCGGTAGCGCCACCCGTCGCCGCTGGCCGCCTCGCCGTTGCCGTAGCGCTTCGCATAGACGATCGCGGCGATCCGCGCCTGGCGCTCGGCCGGCACGCTGCGCTCGCCCGGCTGGCGGCCGAGCTGCGCGGCGATCGCCGGCGTGAGGCGCTGACCGAACGTCGACACCAGCGCCGGCACCGCGTAATCGAAGGACTCCACCAGTGAGGTAAAGCCATTCGATTCATGCCCCACCTGGCCAATCCAGGCAGCGACGCGGTGCGGGGCCACAATGCCAAACTCGAACAACGCCTTGTCCACATGCGGCCACCAGCGCGCGGCCAGTGCCTCGCTGAGACCTGCGGCTTGTCGAAACACGTCTTGATCCATGCCACCTCCAAATGAAAAAGCCCGCGCAGGGCGGGCATGAAAAAGCCCGCACGGGGCGGGCTGATTGACAGTTGAATCGGGACTACGCGGCGCGCGGCGCCGGCGGCGGCTCAGGGGGCGCGAGCACCGCCTTTAACCGGAGGACCGGGGCCTCCAGCAGGCGCCAGGACAGCCACGCCATCGCCAGCGCCCCGGCGAGGGACACGCCGACCCCCAGCACTGAGGCCCACGCCGGCACAGCGCCAGGGAAGAGCGCCTTCGCCCGCTCCACCTTCGAGAGATCGGGTACGAACGGGTGGAACAGGTAGAAGCCATAGCTGATGCGACCGATGCCGGCTAGCCACCCGGTCTCCAGCCAGCGGATCAGCCCCGTTTCGCCGTTCGCCGCGATCCAGCACACCAGCCCGGCCACGCACACGCCATAGGTGACGCGAACCAGCGCCGAGAGCATCGGATCCACCGACGCCTGCCATGCCACCTCGTTGGCGCAGAAGAGCGCGACGCCACTGAGCAACGCCACCAGGACGAGCGGATGTTGCAGCGCTCGACGGCCGCCCAGGCCCTGCGGCGCGCACAGACAGTAGCCCAGCCCGCCCAGACCGAGCAGCCAGAAGTTGGTGAGCGGGTGGGTATAGATCAGGATCTCCCTGGCCCCGGCCACCTTGAAGCCAAAGACCGCGACGACGCCCACCGCCACCACCGCCAGGCAGACCTGCCAATGCCGCCGCGCGGGCACCGCGAGCAGCAGCGGCGCGAAGAACAGATAGAACTGCTCCTCGATGGAAAGGCTCCAGAAATGCGAGAACACCCCCGCCCACTCCTGCCGCACATAGGCAATCCATAGATTCGACAGGTAGGCGAAGTGATAGGGCAGTCCCCCGGCAAACTCACGCTTGAGCGCACCGATCGCCACCAGGATCGACAGCGCCACCAGCAGCAGGTAATACACCGGGAAGATTCGCACCGTCCGGCGAACCAGAAAGGTCTTGAGCTCCCCGCCGAAGCCACCACCGCGCACCTCGATGCGCCGGCGCTGCCCCATCAGGATGCCGGTGATCAGATACCCACTCAGCGCAAAGAAGAGCCACACCCCCAGCTGGCCCACGCCGCCACCTGGCACCGTCACGCGGTGGTGCAGGAAGACCAGCAGTACGGCGATGGCCCGCAGGCCATCAAAGCCCCGGATTCGATCTGTCATTGGCAATGACTCGGCTCCCATAAACGTCGACGGATTATGCAAAATCTGCCGAATCTGGCCCGCTCCTGGCTCGCGGGTAAAATGCCAAAATTGTTGTAATCATCAAAAACGCAAGGTGCCGCCTCACGACCGCCCGCACCGCGCATCCCGCCAGAGGACTCCTCATGCTTTCGCTACGACGCTTCGCCAGCCTCTCCGCCGACCACTCGTCCTTCATTGCCGCCTGCCGAGGCGCCGCCGCACTGATCGTGCTGCTGGCCCACCTGCAGCAGGTCTTCCTCGCCCCGTTCTGGACCGGCTCGTATGCCTACTGGCTGCTGGTGGCGCAGTTCTCCGTGATGGTCTTCTTCGTGCTCAGCGGCTTCCTGATCGGTAAGTCGATCACCAAGAAGACCGCCTCCGGCCAGTTCTCGCTGGTCGCCTACGGCGCGGACCGCGCGTGGCGGATCCTGCCGCCGCTGGCGCTGGCCTTCGTCGTGATGCTGGGGCTCGCCCCGCTGGCGCCGCACACGTTCCCCAGCGGCACCCCCGCTTTCCTGCCGACCAGCGGCTATGTGGTCGTCCGGGAATTCACGGTGCAGGCCCGCGAGTTCCTGACCGCCGCCCTGTTCCTGAACGGGTTCTTCGGGTCGAGCCCGTTGATCAATGGCCCACTGTGGAGCCTGTCGTTCGAGGTGTGGCTGTACGTCATTGCGGCGCTGGTCGTCGCCGGGCGCACCTCGCGGCTCAGCCTGGCTGGCGTGGCGATCCTGTTCGTCGTGCTGTCCGTGCGCAACCACAACTTCGCGGCCTACGGCATCGTGTGGGCCTCCGGCTTCGTGCTGTGCCTGCTGCATAACAACCAGCGCCTTGGCGGCTGGATCCGCACGGCACTGACCGGGCTGGCCCCGGTAGCACTGGCCTGCGCGCTGCTGCTGGCCTGGCAGTACGTCGCCCAGGTCGCCCGCTTCCCCGATCCGCGCTCGGCCGACTACCGCTACGTGATTGCCTTCAACGTCTTCATCGGCCTGGCGTTCTGCGGCCTGCTCGGCCTGCTGCTGGACCGACGCGCGCCGACCCTGCGCTGGCTGACGGGCAGTGCCGACTACTCGTACACCCTGTACATCGTTCACTACCCGATCCTGCTGTTCACATTCGGCGCCTTCCAGCCGGCCATGCAGGCATCGATGGGCACGCTGGCGGCGATCAGCCTGGTGACGCTGGCCGGGATCGTGCTTTTCGCGCGCACGGCCGCCCGAGTCGTGGAACACCGCCCGACCCTGCTGCGCCTGTTCGGCGTGGCCACCCAGGCCCGCGCATGAGCCGCCGGCCCAGGCTGGCGGCCTGGTGCTTCGCCGCGGCGCTGATGCCACTGGTGGTGAGCTGCCCGCGCGCAGCAGGCCCCATCGAGGTGATCGAGCGCCCGCTCTACCGCCAGGGACTCGCCGAACACCTGCGGACCGACCCGGGCGTGCCGCCCGGCGCCGTGCTGCTGATCGGTGACAGCATCGTCCACAACATCCCGGCCGACCTGACGCCCTGCCCGCACTGCGTCAACTACGGCATCGTCGGCGACACGACCGCCGGCATGCGCGCACGCCTGCCGCGTTACGCGTCCCTGCCGCAGGCGACGACGGTGGTCCTCGAAGGCGGCATCAATGACCTGCCGTTCGGGCGCGGCTTCGATACCCAGATCGTCGACAACTACCGGGCGATGCTGCAGGCCATCCCGACTACCGCCCGCGTGCTGCTGGTCGGGATCCTGCCGGTCGACGAAACGGCCCCATTCACCCGCCCGGGCTGGACCGCCCGCATCGCCCACATTAACCAGGCACTGACCGCACTTTGCCTGGCACAACAGCACTGCACGCGCGTGGAGGCCCATGCGCTACTGGCCGCCGAGGACGGCAACCTGCGCCCCGACTTCCATGGCCGCGACGACGGCGTCCACCTGAGCCGCAGCGGCTACGCCGCCTGGCTCCCGGTATTGCACGCGGCGCTCGCGGAACGCTGATCAGGCGGGCGCCTCGTAGTGCAGGCAGTACTCGATGCCCGCCATGGTCAGCAGCCGATTGACGACCGGCTCCACGTCCGGCTCGGCCTCAAACTGTGCCGCCTCACCTTCCGCTGCGACGAAGTCGGCGCCCTCGCCCGCGAACGCCCCAAAGAAGCCATTTTTCGTTGAAATCACGAACGCCATCTCTACCCTCCATTAGCCGATATTGACCTGGACATTGATGCCGTTGGCACCTGTCCCCGCCGTGTTGTACTTGAGCTTGACCGTGATCTGCGTCGACGTCACCGCCGACACGTAGGCGTACTCGAGCACACCAGGCGTCACCGAGGTACCCGGCCGCAGGCTCACCACGCAATCGCTGATGTTCGGCGTGCGCACGATGGCATGGTTGATCGTGATGGTCTGCTCGGTCGTGATCGTGGCATTCCCCGCCCCGGTGATGACCTGCTTGGCGTAGGCGATCGCGCCATTGGTCGCGCGACTGACGATATCGATCAACCGCCACTGGTTGGGTGACATGCTGTCCAGGTTCTCGAACTGGGTCGACCCGCTCGTGTAGCCGCCGTTGTTGATCCGCACGAAACCGGCCAGGCCTGCCACCGTTTGCTGGTTGCGCCAGCAGCGCGGATTGCTGTCGGACAGTATCTCCACGTTGCAGCCATACGCCCCCTGCTCATGCACCAGGGCCGCGGACGTTCCGCCCAGGCCACTCACCGAGGCCCGCGCGCTGTTCTGATGCCCGCGCACCGTGACTCCATCGCCGGTCTGCCCGCGCCCGAAGATCACGCCATTGTCGACCCGGTTGTTGATCCCATCGAGCAACAGAGAGGTCGCGCCATTGGCAGTGAAGTCGCTTGTCGCTGCCCGGTAGTCCTCCCACGAGGCGATGGAGCCGCCACGATCCGAGCGCACCAGCAGTGATGGGAACACGCCCGGCCCACCCCCCAGGCCTGCTACGTGCGTATCCACGCGTGCGATCTGGTAGCGCACATGCCCGCCGATGCGCACGTTCCCCCAGCCGGATTCGCCCATGATGAACTCACCCTTGACGCGGGGGAAGCCATTGCTGGTGTTGCGGAAATTATGGTTCCAGCCGTGGTAGTTGTTGAAGCTATGCAGGAAGCCGAGCTCGGCCCCATCGTCGTTGAAGACGATGCCGTCGATCGTGTCATCGACGTACGCGACCGCCGTCGCCCCCGTGCCATCCCCGGTGATCGTGATCGTGGTCGAGGCGCGGTCGTAGTCATAGCCTTCGGTGTTCACCAGGATGCGCGTGATGACGCCGCCGGCGATGACCGCCTCGGCCGTTGCCCCGCTCCCCGCGCCGCCCACCGTCACCGTGGCTGTCGTGTAGCCCGCGCCCCCATTGGTCACACGTGCCGCGACCAGGCCACCAGTAGTGAATTTCAGCGACTTCTTGGCCGAGTTGTAGGTGATATCGGTGAGGCTGTTGGCCGGCCAGCCGCAGAAGATCGAGCGCACCTTCAGGTCGCTAGGCCCCTCGAAGATGAAGCCCTCGTACATCGTGTCATTGAAAGACAGCTTGTCGATGTAGCCTTCCTTGATGTCGGTATCGAAGTTCGGCGCAAAAACGTACCCACCCGGAAACACGCGGCCATTGGCCGGATAGGCACTGATGCCGCCAATGCCGGAGATATGCTGCACGCGTACGTTATCAATCACCGGGCTCATCCAGTAGCAGCGAAAGCCCAGGCCCTTGCGCCAGTCCGTCACGGCGGGCACGTTGGCCTTGTTGCCGTTCAGGCACAGGTTCTTGAAGCCGGCGTTGATCGTCACCCCGTTCAGGTAGGACCCCGGCTTGCTGACATACTGCGTCTCGAAGTTCGCCGTCTGGATCTGCGCGTCGATGGCCACACCGGCGGCCACACGGATCTCGCCCTGCGGACCCGACCCCGGGCCGACGATCACCACCCCGCTCTGCAGCACGATGGGCGTCTGCTGGTTGTAGTGCGGGCTGCGAAAGCGCACCTCGCCCACGCCCAGCGCGACCGCCGCCGCGATCGCATCGTTCATCGCGGCACCGGCCTCGCGAGTCGGCCACCCATAGTCCTCGGCGTCGACCCAACGGCGCAGCTTCTGTTGCGCGTTCTGCGCGACCGCGCCCGCGCCGAACTGGCTGAACGTGACCGCACTGGCATCGGCCGCCGCGAACGCCGCCCGCCAGGCTCCGCCGAGGAACAGTCGCACCTGCGCCAGCGTGGTGTTGCCGTATGCATCACCTTCATTCACCGCACCACCGAGCGGATCCGTGGCCGGATCGGCCGCCAGCGCCCCATACCAGCGTCCGCGGAAATCACTCAGCGACGCGGCCGCCGCATCCCGCGAACTGGCGGCCTCCCCCGCGCTGGTGGCCGCAGCCTCCTCGAAACCGGCGGCTGCATCCCGCGACGCCGCCGTATCATTGCGGTACCCGAGCACCGTCGCCGCAGTGCCCCGGCACCACGCCGCCACCTTCAGGAACTGCTGCAGCGCGAGCACGAAGCGCAGGCGGTGGCCACCATTACCCAGCCCGGTGGAAGGGTTGTCGGTATCGTCGATGGTGACGTTGTCGCCGCCGAGTTCCGGCGGAAAATTCACAATGGTCATTAAGTCAGCTCCTCGATTTCAAAGGGTGCGCTGTGGGTGTTGAAGTAGGCCTGCGTGATCGGGCTGAGCTGACGCAGATGTCCCAGGTAGGAGCGACGGAGCCGGTTGAGCATGTCATCCTGATTCCAGACGAGGAGGATCTCGCCATCGAGGCCCGCGCGGCGCTGCAGCTCGAACACGCCGGCCATGGCCTCGTCGCGCGACAGCACGTTCAGCTCAAAGCGCGTGACGCGGCGGCCCGCCTTGCGGTCGAAGTACGGCGTGCCCGACAAGGCGCGCTGGACGGCGGTGTCCGTTTCCCAGCCAATGCTGGCGCCGGTGCTCGCGTTGTATTGCGGCCGCCAGGCACGACCCACGAACAACCGCCCCAGCTCGACATATCCGTCCGGGTTCGCCTCGTCCTCGATCTCGATGCGGACATAGCGCCCAGCGGTGAGCCGAGGCAAGACGATCAGCAGGATCGATGGATACACCCGCCGCTCCTCTTCGCTGACCGTACCGGTCCAGAAGTTGTCGTCTTCCCACTCGAGCGTGTCGATCGGGTAGATCGTTGGCCACGCCAGCGGCAGCACCGGGCTCGCGCCAGGCGGCAGATCCAGCGCGCTGTCATAGACCGGGCTGGTGAAGGCCGCGTCGGACGCCACCCGCAGGCGCCAGACCGCCGCCGTCGACAGGTTGTGGCGTACCACCGCCACCACCGACATCGAGGCCGAGCGGCCGAGATCCAGCGTGAACTGGGTGTCGGCCTTGGCGGCCGTCGTGCTGCGCGCCAGCCGCGTCAGGCGTCGATCCTGAAGATTGGCCAACGGCGCCTGCCAGGCCCCGCCGGACAATGCGCCGCCATCGACGATGTTTGGATGCGCCAGAAGTACGTTTGCCATTTAGCCCCACAAGGTCAGTTTGGCCGTGCCGCGATCGACGCCCGTATCCAGGCCAATCACGCGCAGCAGCCGCCCACTCAAGCCGTAGCGGCTGGTCTCCACGGTCACCACGCCGTCCAGGTCCATGGCCCCGAGCTCGGCGAGCGGGATTTCGATATCGGCCAGCATGCGCCGCACGCTGTACAGGTCGGCACGCCGACTGGCCTCGGCGGCCGCATCGGCCTCCGCCACCAGCGCGGCATCAAAGCTCACCGCATCGGACGATGGCCAGGCGGCCTGCACGGCCGGGCGCTCACTGGCAGTCTGGCGCATGTCCAGCACCAGGAACGCCCGCCGCGCCGCGCTGACCGATCCCGCCGGCTGCGACTGGATGGTGTAGTTGCGCGCGAAGCGCACCACAGCACGCCAGCTCGGCACCCCGGCGGACCGCACCGACAGACTCATCTCGGCATCCGCGTAGATCACCGTCGGCGTCCCGCTGGGCGCCGTCAGGCGGCCCATGCGTAACTGGTTGAGCCGGTCGAAGCCGTACCAGGCGCCAATGGCGTTGGCGAGGCCATCCATCACCGCCTGCGTTCTGGTGTCGCCATCGACCCAGACCCCAACCGGCGCCGCATTGGCGGCATTCAGCGCCGCCACGTCCGCCGCGACGATATCGCCCGATGGAATCCCCGCATCGAGCGCCACCGCCTGCAGCAGCGCGCCCGCGCGTGTTTCAGCGGTGGCGGCATCGGCAGTCACCTGCCCCGCCGGCGCCGAGCCCAGCCGGAACAGGCCCGCCCAGCGGCGCACGGTACCGGCCGCCGGCGCAGTGGCCAGCAGATCCGCCGAGCTGGTGTAATCGGCGCCGAGCGTTAGCCCGACGCCGTTGTCATAGACCGCGCTGACCGTGCAGGCCTGATCGGACACCTGATAAATCAGCTTGCTGGTGTTGACGCACTTGGCCGACACGTTCAGCACGCTGCCGTACACGCGCGGCTTGTACTGGTCCTTGAGATCGTCCTTGGTGCCCTCCAGGCCATCGGGCAGCACGTTGTTGCCGACGTACTTCGGCCGCGGCAGCGCCTTGGCGAGCACGGCCAGGCGATCGCGCACGACCAGGGTCAGCTCGGGGCCGTCGCAATGCACATCGTCCAGCACGCCCGACAGCACCACCGGCCAAGTCGACACCGGGGCGCCGAGGTCACCGGAGCGCACCACGAAGGCACGGCCATCAAAGGCGTAGTCGGTCAGCAGCACGTCGAGCGCACCATCCGCATTGGTCAGCAGGATGTCGCCTTTCGTGGCGCGCGAGGCGCCGTAGGTGGTGGCCTGGTCGAAAAGCACCCGCGACAAGCGCGGCGGCTCGATCAGGCGCGGTTCGTAATACGCATTGGCCGGCACGTCAGCGGGGCTGGTGGTAAATCCCGCGTCGGAAAACCGCAGGACCTCCACCAGCCCGGTCGACAGCCGGTAGGCGCTGACTTCAATCGCGATGGTCATTTGTCTACCAGTTGTTGCTGCAGGCGGACCTGCTTGGACTGCACCGCCACCACCTCCGCGTGCCGCGCTTCAGCCTGGGCTTCCTTGGCCTGCTCCACGCGCTGCTGCGTCGCCTCCAGCGCCGCCACCTGGGCACGTAGCGCCCGGATCTCGGCCACCAGATCCGCGTTACTCCCGCGGCCATACTGCGACCAGTCCGGCATCGACGCGTTGTAGCTGGCGTTTTCTGCCCGCGTGAGCACGCGTTCGCCCTGGTGCAGCTCGGCGATGTAGCCATCGAAGGGCACATACGCCAGGCCATCGGCATGCGAGCCATTGGGCCGGAAGGCCTGCACCGACGCGAAGTCCGCGGCGTACTGGATCCCGCTGGCAAAGAAGCCGCGCGAGGCCTCCAGGAAGGCCTGCGCGATCTGCGTCCACTGCGACTGCGCCGCGCTGTCTCCCGACAGGGCCGCCGCCGAGGTGGCGTCGTACTGGCGCTTGGCCTCGGCGTATTGCTGCTCCGGCGTGAGCGTCGACAAGTTGCCGAGCTGCAGCGACTGCTGAAACTCCGCGACCTGCTTAGCGAACGCCGACATCGCTTGCTTGGCCTGGTCGAGCCCATCCGTCAGCTGCGCAAAGGCCGGCGCGATCTGCATGAGCAGGGTGTACATCTGCTGACCGGAGGCAGTGGTCAGATCTTGCCCTTCCACCAAGGCCCGGAACGCGTCCTTGGTCTGCGGCATCGCCACCCCCACCGCGGCGAACTTCTCGGCCAGGGCCTGCAGCGTGCGCTGCTGCTTTTCCGCTTCGCTGTAGTAGGCGTCGTAGTAGGCCGACAACTGCGAGGTGAAGGCGTCGAGCCCGCCGGCGGCATCGATCAGGTTCTGGCGCAGGTTCGTGCTGGCCAGCCCCACACTGCCGAACACACCGACGATGTCCTTGCCAAAGACCGTGGCCACCTGGTTGGTGACCGTGAAGACCGTCGTCAGACGCCCCGCCGTATCCAGCAGCGACTCGCCCTTCTTCTGGAACTCCGCGATGCTCGGCACCAGGTGCGCGCCCAGCGCATCCGAGAGGGCCGTGATCGACTTCACCACGTTCTCGGGCGTCGACCAGTCGTTCCGCATCTGGTACGAGAAGCCGCCCAGGTTGCTGTTGAAGCCCGGCGTACCGGCCACCTGGTTCAGACCGGCATAGGTTGACACCATGCCGCCGAACTGGGCATTCAGGCCGTCGAGCTGATCCGCGCCCAGCTGGCTGTAGTCGGTCCCGCTGCGGTTGCGGCGGAACCAGCCGCCCTTCTGGCTCCAGTCGGCATACATCTGGCCATGGAAGCCCGTCGCATCGACCGTCCCCTCAAAGCCCTTTTCGCCGTAGTTCTTCGGGCCCATGCCGAAGGCGCGGTTCACGACGCCACCAATGACCCCGCCCGCGATACCGCCGATCAGCGTCCCGATGCCTGGCACGATCGAGCCGATGGCCGCCCCGATCGCTGCGCCACCGCCGGAGGCCCAGGCCTGGCTGTTGCCGATCGCGGTGTACTGCCCCGAGATCAGGCTACCCAGCCCGTAGCCGATGCCAATGCCCGCCGCCGCATTCATGGCGCCAGCGAAGCCCGCAACACCCGGCGTCGCCCCGCCCACGCCGGCCCCCTTGAGCGCAATCAGGTTGCCCAGGGCATCGCCGCCCGCCATCTCGGCGATCGGCGCCGCGATGGCGCCCGGCAGGCTGACGCTACCGGCCGTCATCGCCGAGTAGATGCTGCTGCCGTTGCTGGCGGCATTGAGCAGGCTGAAACCGCTGCCACCGGCCTGCACGGCACCGGAGACCCCCATCATGGATGAGACCGCACCGCTCACCGGCGCCAGCACCGCCGAGATCACCGGCCGCAGGACCAGCGTCTGGAACATGTTCTTCAAGGTGCTGACCAGGTTCTGACCGAACCCCTTGCCCGACTCGAAGCCGCGCAGCAGCGCATCGGTGAGAGACCGGTTGATCTCGTCGGCACCCTTCTTCCAGTTCTCGACGAAGTCCTTGCGCGCGCCGTTGACGACCTGCTGGTCCGCCAGCTCGCGCAGCAGCTTGGCCTGCTCGCGCAGCTGCTCCGCCTCCTCCTCGCGCCCCGGAATGGTCTCCAGGATGGCCGCCCGCGCTTCCTTGGCCGCCACGGTCTCCAGCGTGCGCGCCCGCGTGACCTCGGCAATCTGCTGGGCCGTCATGCCCATCGTGGCAAATTCGTCCTCCGCCGCCCGCAACTTGAGCCGGATGGCCTCGGTTTCCTTGGTCGCGGCATCATAGGCCCGCAGGCTGTCATCGTTGTACCGACGCGCCGCCGCGGCATCGAGCTCGCCCAGCGTGTCCGCGTAGGCCCGCGCCGCGTTGGTGCGCTCGGTCTCCAGCTTCGTCACCTCGCCCATATACTTCTTCTGAGCCGACAGCTGTTTTTTGCCGCCAGCGATCTCCGACTGCTTCTCGGCGATCGCGATCTGGTCGACGAGGGCGTTGTCGCGCAGCTGGTAGAGCTGCTCGGCATAGTCGCGCTCGGTGAGCACACCACGCTTGCGCATGCTCTCCAGGTTGCGCTCGTCGCCCTTGAGGATCTCCAGCCGCTCTTTGGCGTAGCCCTCGAACTCCGCCAGGCTGGCGTTCAGGACGTTCTGACCGTCGCGCGCGCTCGCCGAGGCGTCGGCCTTGTTGTAGTCCTCCCAGACCTTGCGCTTGCGCGCTGCGGCGGCGGTCACGGCCTGGTTGTACAGGTCGCTGCCGCGCTCCAGGCCCGCCGTGGCGGCCTTGAAGTCATCCTCGACTTCCTTGAGGTTCTTGTCGCGGTTCCCGGCGCTGGTGAGGTTCTTGCCGTCCTCCAGGAATTTGCGGGTGCGCGACTCGGCTTCGGTCTGCAGCCGCGTGTCGTTGCCCAGCCCCATCACGTCAGACAGGTTGGGCGGATTGCGCCGGTTCTCGGCCTCAGCCTGGCGCTGCGCTTCGGCAATGCGCTTGTCCAGCTGCGTCAGGTTGTAGGCCAGCTGTCCGCGCTGGAACGTATCCAGGCTCGTGTCCTTGAGCTGGGCCTCGATGTCGCCGCGCTGCTGCTGCATGCCCTTGAGCGACTTCGCCGAGTAGCTGAAGGCATTGACCGGATTCAGAAAGCTCAGGCCCGCCCCCGCGCCGGCGGAGAACTGCCCCCAGAAGCCGGCGCCCTCTGCTTTCGCGCGACGGATGGCCGACGCGGCATCGTTCATCGCATCGGTCAGGATGTTCATCTGGCCGGCGGCCGCCTGCCCGAGGCCGGAATCGGCGACGGTGCGCTTCAGGTCCGCCCAGGCGCTGTCGATGCGTCCGATCGCGGCCTGCGTGCTGTTCGCCGCCTCCTCGACCGAGCCGGCCAGTTCCTTGCGGATCTGCGCCGCAAACTTGGGCAGAAAGTCGGACGTAATGACCTCACCCTGCTCGAGCATCTTGCCGAGCTCGGCGGTGGTCACGCCCATGGCGCGCGCCGCGATCTGGAAGGCGCCCGGCAGGCGCTCGCCGAGCTGGCCACGCAGCTCCTCGGACTGCACCGTGCCCTTGCTGATCATCTGATTGATGGCCAGCAGCGCGCCCTCGGTCTCGGTCGCCGACAGGTGCATCACGGCCGAGGCCTCGCTGATCGCCACGAAGATGTCGCGCGCGCCCTTGCCCTCCAGCGAGGTCTCGCGGGCCGCGCTGGCCAGCTTGACGAACGAGTCGGTCGCCACGCTCAGGTCGATGCCCAGGCGGCTGGCTTCGTTGCGCAGGAATTCAAGGTCACGCGCGCCGGCAGCCGCACTGCCACCATTCGCGAACTTCAGACCCACATTGATCTTGTCGACCTGCGCCTGCACCTCCGCCATCGGCCGCACCAGGCTGTACATGGCCGACTCCAGCACGCCGATGCCGACCGCCGCCGCCGTGAAGCCCACAATGGTCTTGGTCGCCCCCGACAGGCTGCCCGAGAAGCGGCTCACCTCGGCATAGGCGCGGCTGATCGGGCCGCCGTACGCTTCGAACGCCGCCGACGCCGCCGATGTCGCGTGCTCGGCCTGCTTCTGCTTCGCCGTGACCTCGTCCAGCTGGTCCAGGTAGGGGCGCAGCACCGTCGGGTCGATGCCGCGCTGCTTGGCCAGCACCTCGTAGTACTCGCGGCTCGATTTCGAGCCCGCGTCCATGGCTGCCGTGGCGCGCTGGATCGAGGCGATCATGCTGCGGCTGGCCGCGTCGACTTTGGTCGAGGCGCCGCTGCCGCCGTTGCCGATCCCCTCTACCGCCCGCCCGGCCTGGTCGCCGGCCTGGCCGACGTTCTGCGCCATGGTCTTGGCGCGCTGCTCGACATTGCCGAACGCCTTGTCGACGGAGCTGGTGTCAAACGATACCTCGCCCTGGACCTTCAGATCGGACATGGCCACTCCAATAAAAACGCCCCGTTGCCGGGGCTCAGTCGCTCTTGTTCAGCAATGGCAGCGCGGCGCATTCCATCACGCGCACGTCCGCCTCGAGCTGGTCATACTCTTCCGGCGTCAGGCCGAGGCGATCCAGCTTGCGGAACAGGACGTTGTAGTCCAGCCCGATCACCCCGCCCATGCCTGCGGTGCGCCATTGCGTGCGCAGATCGCAGAATAGGCAGGCGGCTTGCCAGTTTTCCGGCCAGACCTCGACGGGATCGGTCTCAAAGTCCTCCGGCAGGAAGCCGGAGGCTTCCATCTCGGCGGCGCTAGGCATCCGCTCAAACAGTGCCTGCGCCGCCTCCGTCAGTTTTTTACGATGCCATCCACCACGGCCAGGCGGTACGTGCTGATGATCTCGACGCCTGCACCAGGGAGCTCGTCCAGCAGCTGCATGACGTTTTCGCGGGTCAGCTCACGGTCGAGGTCCCAGCCGCCGACGATTTCCATGATGTAGTCAGCATCATCTTCCGCGCCCAGCGCGAACTGGCGCTCCGCGGAGAATTCTTCGCGATCGGCGACGATGCGGCGCTCGGTGCGCGCCTTGTTGAACTTGTCCATGAAGGCGCCGAATTCCTTGCGGGTCCGATACACGAAGTCGACATGGATGACGCCGGTCGTGTCATCCAGCATCTTGACGGTCACCTTGCGCTTGAACGACTTCGGGCGATTGCCCAGAACAATCTTTGCCATGTTGCTTACCTTTCGCGGGAGTCAGGGGAAATGCCCGTGCCGAGACGCTGCTTCCCGCGAAGGAAGACAGCGCCCCGGTCGGTGCTAGGGATGGGCGAATCGCCCGATTACGATGCGTAACGCACGGCGCGGTTGTTGCCGTTGAAGCTCGCCTTGACGCGGTTGATCTGACCGTCCTGGAACGACACCGCCTCGTTCAGCGCGACGGTGCACGGCACCAGCAGGATCGAGCCTGAGCGCGTCACGACCTTGAGCACCGTGTCGGTCTGCACGTCGGTCAAGGTCTTCAGCGCGGTGTAGCCAGCGCCACCGATGGAATCGGCGTCCAGCTCCAGCGTGTAGCTGGTCGCGGAGAAGCCATCGTTGATGGAAAACTCGACGTCGGACTCGACGAACTTGTAGTTGACCGTCTTCGGGTCACCACCGCTTGTGTTCGGGTTCATCACGGTCGTGATCTGCGTGAAGGTCGAGATCTTGGCGACCGTGCCCACGCCCGTGCCGGATGGGAAGAACGTGGTGTTGGTGGTGTCCGCCCCCTCCAGCACGAACGAGTCGGTCGTCACCGTCTTGATGCGGAACGCGCGACGGTTGAGGCGGCCCCAGCCCGAATACATGATGACGATGTCGCCGGCGCTGTAGCCGTGCGCCGTCGAGCTTACGACGGCCTCCGCGGCATTGGTCACCGCCGAAACGGTCTTGACCGCCGCGATCAGCGAGGCGATGTAGAAGGTGCTACCAGTAGGTACCTGTGCCATGTGGCTTTTCCTCTCAGGACGAAAAAAAACCGCCCGCAGGCGGTGGTTTGCGCCCTCGCGGGCAATTGGGAATCGACAGCAGGACTACCTGCCGCCGACGATTGAAAAGCGCTGCAGACAACCGTAGAGCCGGGTATCGGGCTCAAACGGCAGTTCGACCGATTCACCCTGCGGATCGACCGCAAACAACGGGCTGGCGCAGAGCGCTACCTCGGCCTGCTGGATCAGGTCATCGGCCTCGGCCGCTGTCCCGGCCCAGACGCTGACCTGCATCAGCGCGCTGCGCTTGTCGGCAGCCGTGCCGTCGACGTAGCGCCAGGAGGGGCCGCCGATGCGCTGGTAGGTGACATAGGGCCGAACCGCGCCCTCCGGCGCGACACGCGGATGGACGCGCGGACAGACCGTCTTCAGCACCACCACCACGTCTGTTTCGATGCTCATTTCTTCACCTCCCGCAAGAACGCTGTGCGCATCGCGAGCGCCACAACGGCACGGTGGTCGTGGATAGCTGGGCCCATGAAAGGATGCGGCGCGGCGCGGCTGGTACCGAACTCGACCATCCAGGCGTATGGGGCCTTTTTCTGATTCCAGCTCACGTGGTACGTGGCCTTGCTCGGGCTGGAGTTGTCCTGCGAATAGACCTGGTAGATCGCATCGCGCAGCGACCCGGCGTTGAACCAGTACTTTTTGCCGGTGGCCTTGTACGACGTGCCCATGAACCAGTGACCCGATTTCGACACCGGCACCCGGGCCCGCGCGGCGTCATAGATCACCTGGGCGCCCGCCTGCGCGGCAGGCCGTGCTGCGGCATCGATGCTCCGGCGCTTGGCCTCGAGCCCGGCTCGGAGCTGCTTGAGGTCGATCGAGATCGTCATGTCACGATCTCGCACACCAAGTCGACGTGCTCGCGCTGCACCAGGTCAGGCAGCACAGCCTTCACCTGATACACGGCCGATCCGACCAGAACGCGCATGGTGGCGTCGATATCGGTTCGCCAGCGGATACGGATGCTTGCGCGCACCAGCGATGTCGGCGCATCAGACTTCACCTCTTCCAGCCCCTTCTTGTGGAGCACGCTGGCCCAGAGCGATACGACGTCCTGCCAGCCGGTCAGCGGCTGACCGCGCGCGTCTTCGCCGGCAGCAGGCCGCTGCACGGTCACGCGCTGATTGAGTTTGCCTGCCTGCTGCATCAGTAGCTCCGATAGGGGTCGAGCAGGCTGTCGACGAAGCGCCCCGGCGGCTCGAACAACTGACCCGCCGACACCGCCTCGCGCTGCGCGTACAGCGCACCGAGCTGCAGCAGCATCCACGATTTCAGCGCCCGCGGAAACGACCCCTCTACCGCAGGGTCGAAGGCACCACACCGAAACTTGATGCGCACAGTATCGCCGGCAGGCCAGGTCGAGACCGGCACCAGCGTGCGCTCATCAACGAGACGGTAGGCCGACTCAGCCAACGTTTGCGTCGCACCTGCGGCGTCCCGATAGGTGACCGACTCCACCGCGATGACGTTCTGCCCAAGACCGATCTCTTCCGGGAAGCAATCCATGATGGCCGCTCGGCGCTGCGGGATGAGCGCACGCTTGCACGCCCCCTCACAGTTTTGGCGGGCCGCCGTAATGAAGGCGGTAATCAGGTCATCCTCCGCCGCACCATCTACCCGCAGGTGCAGCTTCGCCTCGACGAGCGTGATCGGCTCGGCGGACAGGATGGTATCGACGCGGATTTCCATGATTACTTCGTCTCGGGTGCGGTCTTTCGGGCCTTGTTTTGAGCCGGCTTATCAGCCTTCTCGTCGTCCTGCGGTTGCTCTGCGGTCGTCACGTCGAGCTGCTCCTGCGCGTCGGGTTTCGGGATGGCAGCCGCTGCAGCGCGATCTGCTACCTCTTTGGCCAAGCGATCCGCTTCAGCGGCAGCACGTTTGGACTCCTCGCGGGCCAGCGCTTCCGCCCCTGCTTCCGCCTCCAACTCCAAACGGGCACGCTCTTCCGCTTCCCGCTGCCGCGCCTCTGCCGCACGCGCCTGGGCGTCACCGTCCTCGGTCCAGCCCTCTTCCAGGGAGACGCGGATCAGCTCCGGATCCTCGGTCTCGATTTCCTGCCCCTTCTGGAACGCCTCGACGATGCAGCCGCGGTGCGCCCAGGAAAACCCAACCAGTGCGATCAAACGCATGTGTTTTCTCCGATGCGACAGCGACAGCCCATGACAGGCCGCCGCTGATCAGTTGAGCCGAATCAGGCCGCCGCGATCTTCAGCAGCTTGATCGCCTGGGTGTTGCGCAGCTTGCCGCCCACGCGACGGCGCACGTAGAACTTGACGAAGCCCGGCGTGGTGATCTCGTCACGGGTGATACGCATGCCTACGCGGTCGACGATCAGGTAGCCCTCCTTGAAGTCACCGAAGGCGACCGGGAAGGAGTTGGCCGCTACCGCCGGCATGTCCTCGGCCTCCTTGATGCCGTAGCCCAGGAAGGTATCCGGCTGGCCGACAGCCATAGACGGCTGCCAGAGATACTGGCCGGTCGAATCCTTGTACTTGCGGATGGCACCCAGGACCAGCTTGCTGGTCAGCCAGTTGGCATTGTTGCGGTACCGGGCGCGCAACGAGTACACCAGGTCGTAGAACGTGTCGAGGCTGGTCGGCATCGCGGCAGCCTGGCCAGACGCGACGTATTGCAGCGTGCCAAAGGCGCGACCAGCGTCGGCCGTAGCGACCGGCGCCGGGCCACCCAGGATGCCGGTTGGCTTCTTGGTGCCGTTGCCATTGACGAAGGCAGCACCTTCACCCTGGCCGAGCGCCTCCGAGGCGCCATCCACCAGCCAGGCCTCGACGTCGAAGAACAGGTCATCCAGCGACTCTTCCGAGGCCTGCGGCTTCGCCGAAGCCATGCCGAAGGTCGGGGCCACTTCGTACAGGTCGTCCGTGTTGGTCTGGCTGCGGGTATCGCCTTCGCCCACCCACTCGAAACCAGCACCCTCGATGTCGATTAGCTCCTTGTAGTCGGAGCTGCCGACGGTGCGCACCGTCGCCAGTTGGCGGATCGGCGAAATGTCGAGGGTCAGGCGGGAAATCTGGCGCTCGATGATCTCGGGCAGCGCGTAGCCACCCGCCGAGCCAGTCGAGGTGATCACCTGCGCGGCACGACGCTCCCGCGGACCAGCCTTCGACTTGGCCGTGATCGCGCCGATCGCTTCCTTGAGCTTCGCCTCGCAGTCGATGTCGTTCGACTTGCGGATCCAGTTACCCAGGGCCTCGCGGTACTCGGTAACTTCCGGCGTCTCGTCGTCCTGGCGGCCGCCGCTGTGCAGGGCGCCAGGGCGGGAAAGCTTCAATTCGAGCTTTTCGAGCCGACTCTTCTGCTCGGACAGGCCATTCATGTGGTCGTCCATCTTGGCGAGCTTGGCGTCCAACGCTTCGGTCGACTGGCCTTTCTTGATGGCCTCGATGCGCTGATCGTTGGTCTTCTTGTACTCCTCGAAAGCGGTCGCGATCTTGTCGATCGCCTCGGCCACCGACTTGATCGTCGGGTCTTCACGCTTTTCGTAGACCAGGGCAGCGGCCTTGGCCTGGAAGGCGACGAAATGCGCGGCCATCGCGGCCGCCAGTGCGAATTTTTTCATGTGTGTTGTCCTATCAGGATTGGAGGGAAGACAGCAGGCGGCTGGCCGCCTTGAGTGCCACGACGGTCGATTCAGCGGACTCACTCCGCGTCTCTCCCATCCGCATGAGGCGCGACACCAGCGCTGTGGCGTCCGCCTTGGAGAACCCGGCCTCTCGCAGGATTCGTTCAGCGTCTTTCGGCGAATTCACGTCGTCAGGCGAGGCCTTGATGTTCGTAACGCGCGCCTTTTCGTTAGCAGGAAACGTCACCAGGGACACTTCCCACAGATCGATGGCGGTCAGCACACGTACGCCGTCATCGTTGTACTTCGAGGTGCCCGGCACGGACTGAAAGCCGATCGACAGGCCGTTGAGCGCACCCAATTTGACCAGCGCATGGGCCTCCTTGCCGCGCACCGTATCAAGCGCGAGCTGGCCTTTGACGCGCAAGCCCTTCTCGTCCTCGACCATCTCGGTCCAGACGCCAATCGGCTCGCAGGCGTCGTGCTGCCACAGCATGGCTGGCATCGTGCCCTCATCGACATGCTCTTTCAGGGACTCACTGAACGCGCCCTTGGCGATCACGTCGTCGTAGTTGTCCCGCACACCGAAGACCGAACCATAGCCTTCGATGGCGCCATCGTCGCCGGTCGCCTTGATCTGCAGCGCAAAGCTGCGGACCTCGCGACCACCGGCCGACGAGCGAAGTTCAAGTGTTACCCGTTTGCGCATCTTGCGTTCCTTGTTTGCCCTGCGTCATATTGAGAGGGGTCAGCGGCTCGTCCAGACCAGGCAACGGCTCCTTGCCGTCCTCGTCCCGGATCTCATTGCGGGTGTAGATGCCCATCTCCGCCATCGCCCGGGCCCAGACGGAGCGGTCCTTCATCGACCCGGCCATCAAGTAGCGGGTATCGAACTCCGCATAGAGCGGACCTGCACCGTCGAGAAGCATCTCGTCCATTCGCTGCGACCACGCCCTGTGCCATGGTGCGAGCGTGTGCTTGACGTGCGCGGCGAAGAAGGCCTCCGAGCTGGCGAACGTTGCCGCCTTGTCGGAGTGGCCGACGATGATGGGAAACACCCCGTAGCCGCGGCAGATCTCCTCGACCTGCAGGCGTCGTGTTTCCACGTGCTGCGCGTCGACACCGGAGATCCCCGTACTGAACCACTTCGCGTCCCGGTCGAGAATCATAGGGTTCCCCGCATTCTCCGGGCCGCCCTGCTTCTTGACCCAGTCAGTCAGGCGCGCGTGCTGATCCTTATCCAGCGTGCCGGTCACGGTGTACGTGCCGCTGGGCCGCAAGCCGTTCGCGTGCATGGCCGCCTGACTCTTCTCGGTGGCAATGGCGAGCCCGATGGCCGAGCGCGCCAGCGCGACGGCGTTGAGGCTCCTTACCCAGTCCCACTGCACACCATGCAGCAGGAAGACATCATCGGGCTCGAACTCGCCGATCATCCCGAATTCGTCCCAGCAGCGGTACCGGACCTCATAGCGCGAGAGCCGATGCACGTCCCACTGCCCCGGCTGCACCGGCAGCAGCTCCTGCACGCGTCGGTTATTGCCGCGCACCTTGATCGACAGCGCGGCGCCGGTCAGCGCGGCATGGATGGTCATCTGGCGGCGCCACTCGAATGACGTCTGCCACTCGTTTGGGCGACGCGCCAGTAGCCGGTACTCCGGGATGTTGGTCGCCTTTTGACGGCCCCCGTTCTCCGTTTCCCGGTAGACATGTAGGTTCGGCGTGGCACAGCCATCGGCAATGGCCTTGACGCACGCCAGGACAGTCGCCACCTGCAGCGCCGTCTTGTCATTGACGACGACACCGGCAATTCGACCGCCACCGTTGCCATCAATCAGAGCTGCAACCTGGTCATAGGTCAGCTGCGTCGCCTTACGCTCCACGACACCTCGCGCGAAGGCTCCCATTACTGACCTCCACGCGCCATCAGCACACCGCCTGCAATCAACAGAATGCCGCCGACGATGTAGCCGGCTGCCGCATACACCAGCCCGGCGCCGTATGCGATCCCGATGCCCCCCACGGCCATTAGTGCGTCAGGGAGCCACGCGACGCCGGCAGCCAGCGCCGCCTTGATAGGCTTCTCGAATCGTTTCATGTGGTGATTTACTCCCAGAATGATTGGCCGACCGGTTGCGCCACCATGGCGCGGTTAAGCGCCGTAATCGCGGCGACCACACCGTCGATCTTGTTCTCGGGCCGCTCCTTGTTCGGGTAGATGTTGTCCTTGCGGTCGAGGTGAGCGACCACGTTGGAGACCATCCAGGCCAGCACCGGATCGCCATCGTGCTCAAGCAGTCCGGCGAGCACGAGCGCCTCGATCTGCTTCATCGGCTCACTGAAGTTCAGGACGGTCGCACGCACCTCGGTCATCGGAATGCCCTCAGCGATCAGGTGCCCCGACAACTGCGTCGCCTGGAACGGATCGAAGCCGACCTCTGGCACATTGAAGTCCGCACAGTCGTCGCGAATGTGGTCTTCGATCAAGTCGTAGTCGGTCACCTCGCCATCCGTGACGATGAGCTTCCCTTCGCGCCGCCAGCCGTCGTACTGGCTGTTGGTGCTGTTCTCGACCGCCCGCTCCGGCAGGTAGTACTTGCCCAGGAGCGCCCACTTCTTGCGCCCGGCCTGCGGCGGGAACAACGTCATCTTTGCCGCGATATCGACTTTGCTGGCCAAGTCGAGCCCGATGTAGCATTCCAACCCGCGCAGGTCTTCGAGACGCAGATTTGGGTTCGCGCATCGGTCCCAGGCCGCCATGTCCATCCAGGGCGAATCCGCGTTGACCCATATGTTCAGGCGCTTCGTCAGGAAGTTGGCAACCGCGCTGGCCATGGACATCGCCTTGCGACAGGCCATTTCCATGTCATCGATCAGCACCGAGACGCCGAGATTCGGATTCGCCTTGATCCACACCGAAGGATCGCGCCAGTCATCACCTTCGTCGAGAGTGAAGATGATGGCAAAGAAGGTCTCATCCTCGACCACTCGATCAAGGATCTTGGTCGCGTGCGTGCGCTGCTCGTAGCAGATGCCAGTACGGTCGGTACCGGCCGTGGTGATCATCCACAGCAGCGACTGGTCTCGCGCACCGGTCGCCGAGTCGATCACGTCGAACACGTCGCGCGTCTTGTGCGCGTGCAGCTCGTCGATGATGCCACCGTGAATGTTCAGGCCGTCCAGCGTGCTGCCCTCGGCGGACAGCGGCAGGAACTTGCAGGCCTCCTCCTCGATGAGCAGCTGATGCTGCAACACCTCGATGCCGAGCGCCTCGCACATTTCCGGCTCACGCATGGCCATGCGTCGCGCGTCGTCAAACACGATGCGCGCTTGGTCACGCGTGGTCGCCGCGCTGTACACCTCGGCGCCCGGCTCGTTATCGGCGCCGAACAGATACAGCGCGATGCCCGACGACTTCGCCGACTTTCCGTTCTTGCGCGCGACCTCTTCGTAGGCGCGGCGGTACCGGCGCAGATCCGCATCGGTACGCAGCCAGCCAAACACGGTGGTCAGGATGAAAACCTGCCACGGCTCCAGCTTGATGCGCTCTTTCGTGCGCGCCCACCGACCTTTGGTGTGCGGCAGCAGCTCGATGAAGCTGCAGATGCGCTCAGCCGCCTCGATGTCGAAGCGGAAAGGGAACGCAGGATCGCCCTTTTCGGCCCTGGCCAGGTCGCGTACTTGGCGCTCGCACGCCAGCTTCACCCACTTG